TGCAACATCTTTTAAATTTTTAGACAACCATTCATTCTCATTAACATAATTAGCTAATCCACTACCTTGAAAATAATTTAAATCTCCAGATTTTCCTCTAGTCATAAAAGAGTTTTTAGCTTGATTTAGATGTTGTTGTATTTGTTGAGTAGACCATCCTAGTTCTTCAGATTTGGATAGTATATTTTTTTCATAGGCTTTATAAGCATCATAATTAGCTTGTTGAGCTCCAATTTCTCCATTAGGTGAAAACTGTTTAGCTAAATCAAGTTTAGTTTTATACCATTCATTTTTTACATTAGGATCATTAAAGTTTTTATCTGCAAATTGAGCTAATTTACTATTAATCTCATTTTGAAGTTCTTTTGATCTTTGAGTATCACCAGGCAATCTATTCCAAGATTTACCTAATAATTTCATCCTATCTTCTTCAGCTTCATCTTGTCTTTGTTGCTGTAAAGCTCCTACTTTTAATATCTCATCAAATGGAATAGGTGCATAAGTACTTATATATTTTTGTGATGGTAAGAGGGTGTTAAATCTATTTGCCAATTGTTACCTCCTTTTCATAAATCCATTTAAATCCAGCAGAAGTTATTGTTCTTTTTTTTAAACAATTACCAATAGCTCTTCTAGAAATATTTAGTATCTGACTAGCCTCTGTAGTGGATTTATATTTTTTAATTATGGTTAAATTTTTATCTAGTTGTAATATTGGTTTAGAAATAGCGTCTTTATGCGCTTGAGAAAGTTTTTTACCAGTTAAAGCTTTACTTATTTTTCTACATGTTTTTTTAGTTCTCTTAGTCCCTAAACATGAATCTGCTATTCTCTTTATATTGTAAAAAGGATTTAAAGTATCAATATAATATTGCTCTCTTTTAATTAAATCACAATTGTTGACTTCCTCTAATAAAACAAACTCAAAATCTTTATATTTATTCCAAGCTCTTTGTAAATGCCTATTTGCATGTTTATTCTTATTTAGTCTACAAATATGATGAATTTTTCTTTTTGAAAAATTTACAGCAGATCCAATGTATATTTTATTATTTACTAAATTTACTATTTTATATATATGTCCCATTATTCTTCTTCCTTTTTAGGTTTATTTGCTTGTTTAGCTGATCTATAATAGAATTCAAAGTTTTTTTCATTGAACTTATAATTAGGGAATACCTGATTAATTAGTGCTAATTTCTTTTGATCTTGTTCTCCTAGATTATAATCTTTATAAGATCCTGATAAGTTCTCTCCAATTCCTCTAACTGCTTGTCTTGCTATATCTTCTGATCTAGCTTTATTCATAGAAGTATCAACTTTAGCTCTATATTTAAGATCTAAATTATATCTCTCAGCATCATTTCTAATATTAGTATTAGTTAAATCAGCTTGATTTAATATATTAATATTTGTATTATTAGTTGATTCTCTAATTTTAGCTTTATTCAATGTATTAGCTGTTTGGGTAGCTGCTAAATTAGCTAGATAAGCTCCAGTATTACCTCCTACAGCATTTCTTAATGCATATCTAGAAGCTGCTGCTTGTCTATCAGCATCTCTTAAAGATTCAGTAGCAGATATTGTTTTTGGATTATAGTATCTAGGATTAACTGAACCATAATCTTCTATATCATATTTTCTACCCATATTAGTTTGATACAAATCATAAAAATTACCTACATTCTGAACTAATCCATTACCAATACCTTCATATATATTTCTATTTCTCATAGAATTATAAGGGTCTTGCATTGGATTATCCTCTATATTTACAGTACTATTTCCATATAAAGGTTGTGAAATTAAATTTGTATCTTGACTAGTATTTACACTCCAGTGTGTTAAACTTTTTTGATAAGGGTTATAAGGTTGTCCAGGATATGTCACTTGATTAAAAACAGGTTTATAAGGATCTAAAAAATTTCTACTATTTCCATTAGGATATTTAGATAAATTTACACCACCATTAGCATACATCTTTCTACCTCCCATTTTAAATTGTGAATTTGGTAAACTAACTCCTAACTTATTAGCATATTTAGCTAACTTAGCTTGTTTTAATTGTTCTTGAGCATTAAATAATTCATCTAATTTTTGCTGTTTAAATTGAGAACTTAATTTAGCTGTGTTTTTTGCAATGGAAGTAGATTTCTTATTAGATAATATCTTATCTTCTTTGTCTGTAGCATACTTTTTAGCCTCTTCAGCAATAGTTTGTTTAGATCCTGGTAGTTTCAGTCTATCAGAAAATATCTCTGTTCCTTGAGGAATATTTACAGGAATTCCACCATTCTCATGAGATGGTCCATTCATTAATTGAGTTGATCCATCAGGATATCTCATTAATTCATCACCTTCTACTTCAGCATTTGGATTATTAGATTGTCCACCCATTGCATATTGTTGATAATTATTTAATTTTTGCCAAACAGCATCTTGTCTATAATCTTTATCAAAAAATTCTTCCGGTTTTACTTCTTCAGTTTGTAATTCTTGGGGAACTCCTACTAACTTATTAAATTTACCCCAATTACCTGTTGTTTTATTAGAATTACCAGTTAGAAAACTAGTTGCTCTAGCAAATTTACCTAAACCTGTTGAATCAAATAATGCTAAACCATAATTCTTATTTTGAATATCATTTAACATTTGTTCATGATCTGGAGTTATAATCTCATTAGCTGCCTTACCAGTATTAGTTTTATAATTTCCTTCTTCATCTTTAGGTATAAAAGATTTAGCAACTCCTTCTGCTGCTGTAGCTAAACCTAACCATCCCATTCCTTTACCAACACTTCCTAAATTACCACCTGTTTGAGATATAGCATTAGCTGCTCCAGATACAGTTTGATTAATTAATTGATTATTTGAGTTATTTCTCTGATCTTGAATAAGTTGATTTTGTAATCTATTATCATATACTCTTTGAGGTTCAACAGTAACATCTAATGTATAATTAGGATCTTTTTGTATAGCTGCTGGAGCTACTGGTTTTTTATAACCATATCTATATTTTGGTAATTTCTTATTTCTTTTTTTCATTATAATTTATTTTATTATAGTATAGAGGATGTCTATGTACTAATATACTAAATTTTACCCAATTATACAACTTATTTTTGATATATATAATATATATTTATATACTATAATTTTTTATCTTATAGATTGTCTAAAAATAGTTGTAAAATTATTAGTTATTAATTCTCTATTTGTTTGATTACTGTATGTTAATTCTACTTGAATATATTTATCTCTAATTCTTTCTCCAAATTCTTTATCTCCTATTGATAAATCACTATAAATATCTGGAGAATTAGATGTGGTATATAATACTCTATTTCTAGGAATAGCTAATTGCCAAGTTCTTTCTTTTCTTTTAGCAATAGCTGTTAATAGATGAGTATCAGTGTTTTGATAGTTATTTGTTATTCTTATTGAATCCCAAGTATCATCATTATGATTTATATAATAATTACCTACTGAATTATATTCTCTTGCTTCTGAGTTATATTTAATATTATCAAATACTTTAGTATATTGAGGATTCTTATTTACTATAAATTTTAAATAACTAGGGTAAATTGTATTATAATATTCCCCATAATTACCAATATCATGTATATATAAATTAGATAATAATCCTCCATTAGGATCAGTATTATCTGTAGAAATTACTACTCTATAATCATTTATATAAATTTTAGGAGTAAATGAATATCTAGTAGTAAAACAGTTCAATAATTCATTTATAGCTATTGTAAATGATTTTTGATTTATTGTACCAGAATTGTTAACTCCTGAATGAAATGTAAATATTGCCTTATGTCTTTTATAATCATAAGTAGCAACTATTCCATTATTTCCAATTCCATTTATACCTAATGAATCATAAGTTGGTTTATCTATGTTTAATATATTACCTGTTATATTCTTATTTAAATATGAATATAATCCTCCCATATCAGAGAATGGAGTTGTACCATTTGTATCAAAAGTATATATTTTCTTAGTATTACTATCAAACCAAAATAACTTATTAGATGATGAAATAGTAGATCCTTGATGTTTAGTTCCGACTACTGTAGAAATATAATTATGTCTTTGTAATGGTAAACCAGTTCCTGTTGATATTTGAGAATTTGCTGTAGAGCTTTCATCATTTATTAATACTCTAGGATTAATTTCTATAATACCAAAAGCTCTATCTTGCCAAAAATACATTTTATCTCCTAATAATAAACATGAATTTATAGGTCCTAATGTTCCATCAACATCCCAATAGTTATTGGCTTTAAATGAAGACCATGAATCATTTAATTCCCCGTTTATTTTAATTTCAGATATATAAAATCTATTATCATAATTAGCAATTGAAATAAAATCAGCAGGTTTAGGATATAATTTTACTATATCATTTTGAGTAGAATAAACAGTATTATAGAAATAATCTGTTCTTTCTTGATTAGTTGTTGATATATCTGTCAATGATACATTGGGGTGTCTACCATGTCTTAACTCTCTATTTACTGGAGATTTTGATGGATATAGAAATGTTGTAGAATTAGCAGATATATTACTATAATTCTTAGATACTCTCTCTTCATCCATAATTCCATTTATAACATCTCCACTAAACAAAATAAAATTATCATTATAATCAGTTAAACTTGTTTTGATTGATCTATAATGATTACACAAAATGTATTCATTATCTCCTCTATTTACATACGTATTACCATTATATTGATTAATAATTGGATTATAAATATAAGCTAATAATTTTTGAGTAGCTGACAGAGTATTAGTAGAAATTCCAACACCATCAACAATAAGTAAATACGCTGGATTACCATTATTACTACCATCTGATATCTTATTATTGTATGTTTCTGATTGATAAGTAATTACCCCATTTAACCCCATTAAATTACTATAAGCTATATTGGCTTTATATGGAAGTACTCCTACAGAGGAGCCATTCAAATGATCAAACAATTTATAGATAAAGTTTTTATTAGGACCATTTCCACCTACTATATCAACAACAGTATTACTGTTTGATGAATTTAAAACAGTAGAAATTATTAATTTCATTCCAGATGAAGGTTGTGCTAGACTAGAATCTAACATATTAGGAGTTATGAACTGTAATCTATTATTACTAGTATTAACTGAATTATAATTCAAAGATCCTGTTAAAAGTCCATAAGATCCACCACCATTATCTTTCATTTTGTTTGAGATAATTCCTTCAGCTATAACTGTTTTATCATTTTCTTCTCTTTTAAGTCTAACTATAGAATAACCACTAATTTTCTTAGTTAAATTCGCTGGAATTTTAACTTTAAATCTTATACCTAACTGCATAGTATATGTTGCAGAATTTACTCCCGGAGTAAAAACTATTCTATGATCTTGCAATGCACCAACAGGAGTATTATCTTCTTTTATGACATTTGTTTCTAAACATGTATCAAAGTAATCAGGAAATTTAATATCAGCAATCCATTTAACTGTATATGGATTTTTTTGTTTATCATAAAACTGAATACCAAATCTATAAATTTCATTATTTTGATAACCCCAAAGTACTGAGTTCATTTGAGGATATTTAGTACCATCATTTATTTTTGTAGGAAAATTATTAGTATATTCTTGTAAGATATCTATATTATTTTTATCTCTGGAATATACATTTAATGATAACCTATCAGTTACATTACTAGGAGATGTAGAAAATAATGGTAGAGGTTGTGGATCAGAAAGATTACAATTATCATCAGCTTTTACAGCCATTGAAATAAACTCATAAGATATATTAGGCCCCTCTCCACCAATAGTTGTACCATCAGCTTTATATTTAACAGTATTATTATACTGTGGATCTGTATCTAGTAGATTAAACGGATTAATAGCATCTGATGTATCTTTTATATTTGTGTAATCTCCTGGTGCTGTATATGTTACTACACCTAATCCCTTATTATCTATTAATTTAAAACTGTTTAATGCTGAAAATCTATATGCTCTTGAATCATATTCTAAATCAGATATTTCATTTAATTCATTTCTAACATTTCCGAGTAATAATCTATTATCTTTAGTTCCAATTGTTTTACAATTTGTAAACAAAGCTGCCAGTGAATTAAACTCATCTAAAGTTACAACTGTAGTATTATTAGATTCTAATATATTACCATCTAATGTAATTTCTATTGAATCTGAATTAACAATAGAATTAAAAAAAGAAGTTATAGTTGGTACTGAATTTTTAGAATCTCTAAATAATACTACTGCCTCAATCCTTTCAAAATTCCTATCTAATGTATTTATTTTCCAAGTTATTCTTTTAGTTGTTTTTGTGCCTCTAACATCCCCATGATAGTCTTTCCAATTTGTTATAGTATTTTGATTCTCTTCAGGAGCATTTACAACAAATACAGGATTACTAGGAATTGAAAATTGAGTTGTACTTCCACTTGTATTTGAAAGTTTATAAGCTAATTGGTAACATCCTATTTCAATCTCTGTAGTACCTTGAGCTGAAGTTATATTTTTTAATATTGGAATATCCATAGCAACAGATGGTGTAACATCAATTAATGATATATCCAAAGCTCCTATCTGAGGATCTGCAACATTTATTGATCTTAATCTATTATAATTGTCTGTCCAATATAATCTTTGTATTAATTCATTTTCATATCTTCCAATAACTCCTGTTTGAGGAATATTATAATATGTAGTAAAACTTAAATTAGCGGCATAGATTATTTCATATGTTGTATCTGATGGATTAAATGTAATATTATTATATGATATTTTATATATAAAACCATATCCATCATTAGTAGTTTTAGGATCAATTGAAGTATTTGCAGTAGCAAATAGATAGATATTATCTCTTATTATACCATATCCAATTACTTTTATATTGGATTGTGCTGGAATATAATTAGTCTCTAATACTAAACCAGCTCCTGTAACACTAACAATTGTTGTAAATATATTTAAAGAATAAATATATAGACTCTCATTTGAATAATATATTCTATATCTCTCATTTAAAAATGTATATGTAGGATCATTTATTATATAGTCATATAAATCTTTTATATTATTAGCAACTATTCCTGCACCTGATTGAAAATCTATTGAAATATTAACAAATCCTGTACTATTTAAAGTAATTTTCTTTATTGAATCAGTATTATTTAGACTTATTTGTAGTTGATTACCTTTAGAATTACTTATAGCAATAGATCCTTGATTCTCATCATTTATTAATTCTATATTTAAAGCATCTGTATAAGTATTTTCTTGTTGAAATACAGGTGATAAATCACTATTAAGCCCTTTTGAGAATATTTTAATATCTTCCATCTTTTCTTAAATTTTCAGTTTTGTTGAATCTTCTGAATCCTGATTTATAATCATTTGGAATTGGTAATAATCTTCTTAGTGTATTTTTAAGATTTTTTAACTGTGCTATATTAGGCATATTTGCAGAACCTCTTGCAGAATTAACATAAAATAACCAATCTCTTTCTGAATCATTATAGACCTTATCTGGTATTTTACCCTTTCTCCATTCTTGTCTATCTAACATATATGTTATATAAGCTGTTAAAGCTTTCATGTAATATACATCATCTGGTATTAAAGGATATCCCTCAGAATCTGTAGGGATTCCTAAATATGTTATTATTACTTTATTAGTTTCATCACATTTTATATTAGATATTACATAACTATCATTAATATAAAATGTATGATTGCTATCACAACAATTATAATCATCTGGTATTTTACAATCAGTACATTGATATTTGTATCTATTAGTATCAGTAGACCAGTACATAGGTTTATCACAATATCTTATGTCAACTAATTTTTCAAAACCACATGGTAATTTAGCTTTTCCTTCTTTGAATTCTAAGCTTTCAGTTATTTCTTTGTACTGGGAAAATGCACCAATTAAGCTTAGTGCCTCTGAAATCCATTCAAAAATTTCTCCCTCATTTAATTCATATGTAATATTTAAATCTCTATAGATTTTAGATATTACAGTTTTTGCTGAAACAAAATTATATATCATTTTTATATTTCCATTTAAATCCTCCTGCTGTAATACCCCCTATTATAGATGTCTTATTTCCTTTTTTACAACATCTTATTATATTATTATCAGGTATTCCTAACTCTCTTGAAGCCTCAGCTATAGAATTGTATTCTTTTAAAATTTCATTAGTGATTTTATCTATTTTTAATATAGAAATAGTTTTATGCTTTCTAAACTTCATAGTTTTCCTATTAAGTTCAGCTAATCTTTTTGTGTGAGCTAATTCTTTTTCACTTCTTGGTCTAGATCTTCTGGTTTCAACTGCTTTTATTCTACTTTCTTTAGTTGGTATATTACCACTCATACCATCACCACCATCAGTTAAATTAACTAAAGTACCTCTATTTAGATCTCTTCTACCTATAATTTTTATTAAGTATTTTTCATTTTCTATGCTTTCTAATTCTGTAAGGTTTTTTATTAATAATATCACAATAGGAGATAAATTATTCTTTTTAAGAATGTTTAATTTATTTTTTAAAAATTTACCTTTAATACAACTATCTTGTTGATAGTGTTTCCATCTATTTTTAGTTCCTTTTCCAACATAGAAAGGTTCATGTGTTAATATAATATCTAAACCTTTAATTTTATAAGGTCCTGGTTTTTCTGGATCTAAATATAAATAATTATAATAATTTGTCCTTATCATTTGAAATAGTCTATTTGTTTAGTACTTAATAATTCTGGAACTAATCTTGCTGCTGTTCTACAAGCTATGAATTTATAACCTGTTTTATTTTTTACTATAGAATGGTGTTTTTTCCATGTCCATCTATATATAAATGGTTGATCATGATATACTGTAAAACCTTCTTCTACTGATCTTTTCCAATCTATTTTCCATTTATTTTTAGGTTGATTAAAACTTCTTTCAAATTTAGATATTTGTAGTATACCTAATCTATATGGGAGCTCTAATATTCCTGATTCTTTAGTTATATAATCTAATATTTCACTGTTAGAAGCTTTTATAATCTCTGTAAACTCTTTATAAGATAAAGGATTATCATAGTTTTCTATATAGAATTTATACATATCTTTTAATCCATGACACCCTTTATTCTTACCTTTCTTCCTTTTTCCTGGTTTTTTCATCATTTATTCTATTTTAGATTGTTGTGCTTGCTGTGGTATACTTCCAGATGCATTGTTAGAATTATCAAGTTGGAAGTTCATCATTACTTGACACTTAGTTTTTACTACAATATCTACTATTGCTTCAGCCATTTTTAAAGTTACTGGATAGTTAGAATCTATTGACCAACAAGCTTGATTATTACATGATATATAATTAGCTAATTCTGTAGGATCATCCCAAATTCCAGCAATAGTTACTCTTTCTAATAGTGTATTATTGACTATATAAAGTCTATTATTTTTTATATACCATCCTGTTCTTTTAGAGCTATACTTGGTATATTTAGAATATCTTGCCTTTTGAACACTTAATTCATCAAGAGATTGATTATCAAGAGTATATACTCCAATTATCATGTTTCTTGAAGAAGTTTCTACTGTAACTGGTAATTCTTTAACTGACCTTAATATAAAACAATTAGTTTCTACTTCACAGCATTCAGCACTATCAACTAGTTCTAATTCTAGACAAGATATATTTTGAATCCATATGTCTAAAATATCATTTCTTTTCTCTATAGACTGAGATATTAGCATAGACCTTACTTGATTACACCAATGTATAATAAGTTCATCAGAAGCCTTAAAATCATCAGAATTTCCAGCAGAGGAAGCAATTGTTCTAATGTTATTTACCAAATGGGATAATGTTATCATTATAATTTTATTAATTATATAAAAATTAAGGGTCACTTTTTAGATGACCCACTACTATAAATTTAGTAAAAAATTGTCATAAAAACAACTTATTTCTTAGATTTAAATACTAATCCTATTTTAAGATTGTGAGATCTTGAGTTAAGCCCATATTCATAACCATAATAAACATTCTTATTAGTTAAGGCTAAACCTACTGTAGCATCAAATTGTTGTAAATTACCTCCAACACCACCTATAATCATAAAATTGTATTTATTGGGTACTATATGAATAGAATCAGTTCTTATAGTTTTCTCTATTAAAATAGGTACTTTTAACTTATAACTTAACTGACTAGATTTTAAGAGTCCAAGTGTTTCTATATTGGAATATATAGTAACATTAGAATCTGAAGTAGAATCTGTGTATGTTCTTTCAAAATTACATAGATTCTTACTCCACTTACTACTATCTATTTGCTTGATAGTATCCCATTTAGGGAAATACTTTGTTTTAAATTCAATTGTTTTATATGCTATGTATTTAACTTTTACTACAGTATCATGAGTTACTATAGAATTATTACTTGTTGTTTTACTATTACATCCTTTTAAAAGTGATAAGATAATGATAATAACCATTAATACAAATATCACTATATTTTTTAGCTTTTCCATTATAATATTGGATAACCTTCCTTATCCTTTTTAGTTATTAATAATTTCTCTATACTATTACCAAATGTTTTCTGAACATGTGGACTATCTTTAAATTTCCAATCTATTCCAGATTCCCAACCATATTTTTTAAATTCTTCAATTACTTCCATCCAATCAGCTTTATTATCTTTATCCAAATCTTCAATTAATGAAAAAGATACTGTTCCATCTTTATGTAATAAACAGAAGTCCAATGCTAGACCCCAATTATGATAAGAGTGTCCTCCTTTAGCATTAGTTACTATTTTACCTGGTAAAGTTCTACCTTGAGCATATAATAAATCTTGCTCTTTTATAGTTCTTAATCCTTGAGTTATTCTAATGTCTATTCCTCTATTATGAATATTTAATAATATTTGAGCTACTTCAGCTCTTAATTTAGGATGTAATTTAGCTATTCTTGATATTGATACATTGTCCATGATTAAAAGTTTTGAAATTCATCTTTCTCTTCTTTAACTCTTCTTAATAAACCTTTAAACTTTTCCCAAATATCTACTTTAGTAGCTGCTTTTATATTCTCTCTAATAGATATTAATTCTACTGTTACAAGAAACATTGCTACAACTTTAGTTGTAAAAAATTGAACTGTTACAAAGCTACTTATTAGTTCACCTAATAATAATTTATCTAAAGAAAATATTAATATTATACATGCTTGATATAATACCATTTTTGATATTGTTCTGCTTAATTTTCTGGATGAAAATTTCTCTTTTGTTTTAAATACTTTATAAATACCTGTTATAGTATCTATAACAATAAATAATCCAACAACTATCATTAATGGTTTAATAGGAGCTATAAATGCTATTATAACTGATAAAAGTACTCTAATCTTTTCTTTAAACAACAATCCTAATTCTTGAATACTCATATTAATTTATTTTTATCTTGTTGATCATTAATATTTGAAAACTACTGCTCTGAAAGTTCCAGATTGTAAAACCTAACTGTCAATGTCCCTTGCGATATTTCCAAAAAGAAGCTTCCCATTATCTTGGATCTACAAAGTTTAATATTTCTTCTATGTTTGTTAATTCTGATACTTGTGTTTTAAGAGCGTTTCCAGATTGTAAATGAGTATTCTTTACAGCCATAGCAGTATAATAAAAATTCATTCTTTCTTCATAAGAAAGTACATAATCAGTTCCATCCATATCTTGCATATTAAGAGGAAATGCAAACTCTGGCATTTTTGGAAGATTACTCCAATTGCTTTGTGCATTTATTGATAAGCTCCAATGTAACCCAGCAAACGAAAATCCCTCAAAAATTAACTCTTGAGTTCTCTTATCTAT